TTACAAGGTCATAGTGTAGCGTTCCCAGCGTCCCCGGATTGACAAAGGCCCCGTCCGGCTTGATCGCTTTCCATTCCGTGCTATCTGCGGACATATCGCAATCAGCCCTCATGCAATTTCCATACGGGATTATCTGGATTTCACCGCCGACAATGCGCAGCCCCGCAACCCATTCCCAAACATTGCCGCAAAGGTCCGCAATACCAGCCGGGCTTCCGTCGTGATACCATGTTACTGGTCCGCTGCCCGTAGCAGTCCTACCGCCGCCGTGTGATCCGTCAACATATGTATTTACGCCTTTTTCATATCCTTTTTCATAGCTTCTATCCCAGTTCGTGTTGCCGCGCGGTAAATGGTTGTTGCGGTTGCACCACAACATAAGTGCGCCCCATAATCCATTAGGTGTCAGACCCCAGCCCGCGCCCTTTTTGCGGCAAGCTGCAAGTGCGGAATCAAAATTGATATATACTTTCGGGTCCTTCATGGGTAAGGAATATGCACGATCATTTACTACAACGTTTTGATACTTTGAAATATACAGTATTTCCCTTTCTACGCCGTCCACCTTGAAAACATCCAGCGTGTCTTGTGTTCCCCCGGTGATAAGGTCCGAAAACTTCATTTTCGGTATACCGACCATGATCGACGGCTTTTCCAGATCATCATAAATAACTTTGTTGTTGCCCCCAAATGAAGCAACCGCCATGCTCAAATCATCAAAATTTCCCATACTTTTATACCTCCCATAATGTAAGTGTGCAAAGTGAAATGTCAAACGGAATCGGCATGGGAACTTCCCGTGGTTCTCCCGTCACGTCGTCTTTTCCGTCCTCGATCACATCATAACGCCGTGCCGGAATGTCAATCTGCGCCGCATACCTCTGTGCCGTGCCGCCCACGCCGATCACAATACCGCTTTCAGCGTCAAAACAAATGTCAAGCGTTACTGCTTCGTCTCGTTCTCTGGCTGCCAGATTGATTGTCAGTTCATCATCACCGAAAGTGATCTTCTTTCCCCCGGAAACCGCAAATTCAATATGCGGTTTTCCCGGTTCTTTTTCCACTACATTGATCTTAGTAGTATCTTTTGCCATTGTCTCTACCTCCTTTTACTACTTCAACCGTGCGGGCTGCAATGACTTCTGCTGCTTCCCGCTGGGCTGGCGTTCCCTTTCCCTTCACTCCAAAAGAACGCAGCACCGCTTCTTCATGCGCTCTGCGTCCCTCCTGCTTGATAATTACTGCTGCCATCAATAAAACCCGCCTTTCACATATAATTTGACCGTAACGCTCTTTGCGCTTCCAGTGAAAGCAACCTTGAAGCCGTTTTGCAGCTTCGCGGAAATCTTGATTTCTCCCGGAAATCCCCCGGAATGCTCCACAACTTCCGCTGTTACTGTATAGTCAACATGGTTGCGGCTCTGCGCCAGTGACACGGTTTTGACGGAATTGTTAAATGGATATTCCTGTGTATTTGTCATTGTCACTGCGATCACTTCCCCGGCAAGGTCTTTTAATGACTGCTGCTGGTGTATCGCCCCGACTGCCATCAATGCCGCCAGTTCCCCAGCGTTTGAAATGCCGTCCTCCATGTGGTTGAAGTTCGCCGCGTTCTGCGGTGTCCCTTGCTGGATCACTTCACCCTCAACGGGTGTGTGTGTTATTGTCCCATCATCATTCCGGCTTTCTGTGTATCTGTTTTCAAATTCCGTCACATGATCCTGCCATAACTTAGGTTCGTACATTGTTTTTACACCTCCTTTTCTACAAAGTCGAACACGAAACGGTACAACGCGCCCTCTTGGACATTTGAAAGGCTTATATCTTCTTCTTTCTCTGCCCATAGCTTCCCAGCCGTGTTGTAAAGCTGTACTTTCTGGATTGTTGCAGCCGTCCCCAGCTGCGGCGTAATTGCGATATACACTGCAACTCTGCCGTCAGAAAGTCTTTCCTTGCGGTGAATGACTTTCTTTTCCTCTTTGCCGTTTACCGTCACAACCGCATAAGAAATAATTCTTTCAATAAACTGCTTGAAGTCCTCTTTTGCTTGTGCTGTCAGCATGGTTTTCCCCTCCTTTGCTTATAATTTCCGGCTGCTTCCGCATTGCTTGACGGTATAAGAAAACCCGGCTGCATGTGCTGTACTTTCCACCGCCCCGCCCTCCGTCCGCTGCGCTGTGCTTCTTTCCGGGACCGTTCCTGCTGCCGGGCTGGTGAAGGTATGCGCCGCCGTTTCTCCCTCCACCTCTACTGCTGCCCCCGCGCTTCCCCCTCTGTGGCTGCGCTGTGGGCTTTCTCCGGCGTTTAATTGTCCCGAAGGTGTATTTCTATACCCATACGCATTTGAAGCCGTTTCCGCGTCAATCTGCGCTTGCTGGTGGTGAAATACCGTGCTTCGTTCCGGGTCTGTGCCCGCTGCTTGGCTGGTGAAGCGGTATGCTTCCGTTTCTCCTGCCGCTTCCATCACTGCCCCTGCGTTTCCCCCTCTATAGACGCGCTGTGGGCTTTCTCCGGCGTTTATTTGTCCTGCTGGTATATTTCTATACCTAAACGCATTTAACGCCGTTTCTGCGTCAATCCGGGCTATTCTTCCATGAAATTCTGTGTTTCTCTCCGGGACCGTTCCTGCTGCCGGATTGACAAATATAAATCCTGCTGCTTCCGTCCCCACAACAATATTCCGTCCGCAATTCACGCCTTTTATATTCCGCTGCGGGTATGTCCCTGTGTGCAGTTTCCCCGTCGTTGGTGCGTGGTATAAAAAAACGTCCGTGTGTGTATGTATTTCACAATGAATGTGTGACTGGTAGACAACTTCGTCAAAGTGCGCTGAAAGTCTTTTATACATCTTTACTGCTCGGACAATATCAGAGAAACTTGCAGTTATCCTTGAATTTGTCACATCACAAACAATGTGGAAGTGTCCGGGTTCTCCCTCGTACTGAAACCATTCTTCAACTTCGCTTTCTGGGTACAGTGCGGACAATGCCTTTTCAATCGCATACTTTGTCCCCATCTTCTTATGCACCCTCATACTGCTTTTCAGTAAGTCGCGCTTTGCCGCAAGTGGGTATGAATAATCGTACCAGTCAACGTGTAAGTCATACGCCAGAACGTCCACAAGTTCTTCCGGCAGATCGTCAATGCGTGCGTATATCAGTACATTTTTCATTTCCCCGGAAACTGTCAACAATTCATCCGTTATTGCTTTTGCAAGCGCAACCATTTTTATATCACTTGCCAATGCTTGCGGTAGATATTTTGTAAAGTCGCTTTCGTAGATTGTTTCAGACATCTTCAAGACCCCCATTCAAAACCGTTTTGGTTGTCAGCTTCCCGACTGTGATATCATTTATCGCTTTGAATGTTGGCTGCCGCACTTCCACGCGCTTTGCCCCTGCTTCCATCATCATTTGCACTAAATAAGACGGGTTTATGTCCCGTCCCATTTTCGATGTTTGCCATAATATGTAGTCGTCCACTGCTTGCCGTACAGCTTTGTCAATTACGATCGCGCTTGCGTTGTTCGGCTGTGCAATATAAAAGGTTGTATCAACGGAAAATTCTTCTATTTCCGGCTTTGATACTGTCACAATATCCGTCAGCGGTCTAATATCATCCGCGTTTAATGCTTCCTCAATCTCTTTCAGCACTGCTTCCGTGGCTTCCGCTCCATCTTGTAGCAGGACACGCACGTCAACCACGCACGGTTCCGGGCTGCTAACTGCCACGTCTGCCACTGCGGATGAAACAGTTTTCGTCCAGTATATATATCCGTTAATGGGTCCGGCTGTGCTGAAACTTTCCAGACTTTCCCGCATATGATTGTAATAACTTTCGTCGCTTTCTTCGTCTGCCCCGCCGCCCGTTTCCGTTATGTTCTCTATCTTTTGATAATAGTCGTAAACGTCCACGATCTCTTTTAGCTGCCCAGCTGCAAACCCGTTTCCGATTTCCCCTGCAATAAGGCATTCTGCGTCTATATCGCCGTAAGTTTCTCCGGCTGGTATCTCTAATATTTTTGTTGTGGCAAAAATTATGTCCCCGTCTGCCGTCACTCTTGTTCCTGCCGGAATAAATATGCTCTGTTTCTGTGCTTCTGAAATATAGCAACGCACCGTTGTTGACGCTTTACTTGCCGGAAGCCTTTTTGTGTCCCGGAATAATTCTGCTAAACTGTCAAGGTATACCCCTTTTGCATATCGCGGGACGTTCATTTTTGCCACTTCGTTAATAAGTACACGTTGCTGTACCACAACCGACGCGCACCACGCAATGAAAAGTCTTTCCGGGGAAGCCGGGTAAAGTGTCCTCTGTGTGATTTCCTCAAACTTCAATATCATTCTTGAAATTTCTTTTTCTGTATTTGTGTCCAGAAATTCAATTTCCGGGTATTCATTAATCATTTTCGTTCACCTCCGATATGATATTGTATGGCACTGTGTACGCTAATCCTCCATTTTCGCTTTCTTCCTCAAATTCAAGGTCTGCTGGTTCAACCCGGTCTTCAAATCTGTGTATCTGATCCGCTACGTCTTCTGCTATATTGTTTTCATTCCCTGCGGTCAGTTGGTGCATAAATTCCCCGGAAATCCCGAAACCTCTCATAAATGGGACAGACCCCCTTGTTGTATTGCAGATCATAGCAATGCACTGTTTCACGTCTTCCGCTTCCGTTTTTGGTGCAAGGTTTATTTCTGTCATATCACCCGCTTTTAACTTTTCCACTCTTGCACCCCCTATGCCTTTTCCTTCATTTCTACTTGCACGTCAGCGACCCACAAATTCCCTTTATTATCAAAATACTTTAGATTTCTTGTTATCTTGGTTATTACAAGCGGATTTTTCCCGTACTTCTTGCCGCCGATCAATAGTCTTTCCGCTTTCCCTTTTCGCGCCACGGTGTCCAGTTCTTCCATTTCTTCAAACGGCTTCATTCCCTCAAAAACAGAAAACCGCATACTAAAAGAAATTTCATCCGGCGCAATTCCCTTAAACGTCACTTGCGACACTTTCTTGCTGCGGTCTTTTACGTCGTAATTATATGTACTGGTCCACTTCATCCCGGAAAATGTTCTGGTCTGGTTGCTTGATACAATAAAATTAAGGTTCCCCCATTTTCCCAGATTGCTAATTTTCTTCGTTTTTTTCTTCTTCTTAATGTACCTAATCGGTGCTATCGGTCTGAATACTGGTGTCGGTATTCTCACTATTGGTTCTATTGGAAGATAGCGGATTTCGCCCGATATACCGATTAATTGTTTATATTGTTGAGCCATTCTTACAACCTCCCAATTACAAAACCGTCACCGTCGCCGCCCTGCGGACAAATGCAAAATACTTCTTCGTTAATTTTTGGCAGCCATTTTTCATTCTGCCACACAACTTTCAATTCCGCTGAAATCATATTGTCAAACTGTTCATACTGTACTCGTACCGTTCTTTTGGTTTCGTTTACGCTATGTACGATCCCAATTCTGTATTCATCCATCAATACCCCTCCAATACTCTCCGAAGTCTGACCTGCACCGTGTACCCGGAGCCGCCCACGGTATGCTTTGCCTGAGTGACGATGTACTTGCCATTCCAGCCACCCCACTTCTCCAGCATCACTGTCACCCCGGCCACCAGGTCGGGATTGCCGGGGAGTGTGAACGAGGCGGTCT